AAAAGACCCTATGGCGGTACAGTTGGAGCAACAGACCCAACAATAGAGTGGAACGTATCAGACACCACACCATGCGTTTACGCAAAAGAAATAGTAGACTACATTTACGAGGATTCAGGCACTTCTTATGTTAGTGGTGGGTTCTTCGATAGTGCAGAGTTTAAAAACTGGGTTGTTCCTTACAATGGCATAAGTTTAGGGAGTAGCAATACTAAGATAAATTTTAATTTAGCGCAGGCAAGCACGACATTTGCAATAACAACTGGTGGCGGTTTTTTCCCTCCAAATGTAAGAAGAGCAGATTTGTTGGCTCAAAATGAGATAAAAGATTTATCTGGTTCATACGTTTCAGCAACAACTACCTATACATCTCCAATTAATGCAATTTTCACAATAGCTTTTGATTGTGATATTTCTTTTGCATTACCTTCTTTAGTTCCAAATGCTCAAGACTTCGGATGCCATATATCTTTAAAAGTTCTAAATACAACAACTGGGCAAATAGTAGGTACTAATTTAAAAAACTTTCAATTTCCAGGCGGTTTTGTTGGATTAGCAGCACAAAGCTTTCAGTTTGAAGTTCCAAAGGTAGACTTTTTAACAGGTGATGACTATGAGTTTTTTATAGAAACTTATGGGAGTGCTAAGTCAGTAGATGCAACAATATCAGTAGGTGGAGTTCTTACAATCATTCCAAATGAAGTTAACTATGGTTTTGGTTCAGAGGTTACATTTATAGACTTCTTTGATAGAAAGTTAAGTCAAAAGGATTTTATTCTTGACATGATTAGAACCTTTAATCTATGGATAGACGTAAACGAGGACGGGGAACATATAGTAGAAACAAGAGATGACTATTTAACAGATGAAGTAATAGACATTGAGCAGTTAATCAATACAGATAAGGAAGTTTCCTACCTACCTATGGGAGCTTTAAATGCAAGGCGGTATGAGTTTGACTACAAAGAAGGCAAAGACGTTTTAAATCAGCTCTATCAATACAGAAACAGCAGCAACTATGGTTTTAAGGAATACGAAGTAGACAATGACTTTGTAAAGAACACTAAAAAAATAACTGTAAACTACTCACCAACTCCAATGCTGTTGTTTGATAGTAGCGGGATGGTACTTTCAGATATTACTTTCTTAGATAATGAAGGCAATGCAGACAAATCTAAAAACTTTAATTACAGATTTTTAAGGTATGAGGGTATAGAAACTTGCAGCCCTTATCATATAGTAGACAATACGGGTACTTCGTTGCAAACAGGCTACCCACTTATAGGACATATTGATGACCCTTTAAACCCTACCTTAGACGGTTTATTTGGGATGCCTAACCAGCACTATATGAAAAGGCTATTTAAAGCCACAAACAATACGCTATGGTTTCAATATTACCTTAAACAATACAAGGAGATAACAGATAAGAACAGCAAGATAGTAACAGCGTACCTTAACATATCAGAAGCAGACTATCCAAACCTTTTGTTTGATAAGATATACTATTTTGATAATGCTTATTTTAGGCTAAACAAAATATTTGATTACAAGCCAAGACAGGACACTAAGGCAGAGTTTCTTAAGTTAGTTGAATACAGCAAGCCAGCAAGTCAAAGTGGTGGAGTAGGTGGCTGGGATGACTTTGATGACTTTGAAGAGGGTTTTCCAACAAGCGACAGCCTATTAACAGCTAAAGGGTTTTCAAGAGGAGTAGCAAACAACATAAACGATACAGGAGTAGCAGTTGGGAATGGTAATACCTACAATGGTTTTGACCAAGTGAGTATTTTTAATGGAAACAATAACGTAATAGATAGCAACGTGGCAAAGGCTACAATAATTAATTTAGATGACCAAGAAATAAGTCAAGATGGAATATACATGCAAGGTACTTTTATAAAGATTGAAAACTTGCCCACAGTACCAACAGAATTAGGGCAATTATACAATGATGGTGGAACTTTAAAGATTAGTGTGTAATGAGTAAGATAGTAACAGCATCAGAAATAAATGTACAAATAAAAGGTACAGAAAGCGTAGAAGAGCTTAACAACATTCTTAAGGATGCGAAAGACAATGCCAAAAAAGTAGGGGATGAGTTTGGTGAAAATTCAAATGAGTTTAAGAAAGCCAATGCACAAGTAGAGAATTTAACCAGCAGTATAGACGGCTTAAACCAAGAGACAAGCGAACTTGCCAACAAGAATTTAAAAAAGGTAAATAGCTCAACTAAAGACTTAAAAAAGGGAGTTGATGCAGCAGGAGATAGTGCAGAGAAAATGGGCGGCAAAACTTCTGCATTAAGTGTAATTACCAAAGGGTTTGGAATGGCTCTTAAGGGTTTAGGTATTGGATTGATAATAAAAGCGGTTCAGCTATTTACAGAGGTATTAGGACGAAACCAAAAAGTAGTTAATGCGGTAGGTAAGGCTATTGAGTTTTTAAGTCTTATATTTAATGACTTGTTTGAGTACATATTTAATTCAGCACCAAAAGTAATAGACTTTTTTAAGGGGATTTTTGATGACCCACAGCAAGCACTAAAAGACTTTGGAACTGCAATAAAAGAAAATTTAATAGAGCGTTTTAATAGTTGGTTAGATACTTTAGGGTATGTAGCCAGCGCAGTTAAAAAACTATTCACTGGGGATTTTAAAGGCGCAATGCAAGATGTTAAAAGCGCAGGGAAAGAATTAGTAGATGTTGCAACGGGTGTAAACAATTCAGTAGATAGAGTTTCAAATGCAGTTAGTAAAGGAGTTGAAAGCTTTAAGGAGTATGCAAAAGAAACATGGAATACAGCCAGCGCAAATGTAGAACTTGCAAGAAGCGCAAAGATAGCGGCAGCAGAGCAACAAGGTTTAGTTGAGATATACGATAGACAAGCAGAGCAACAAAGACAATTAAGAGATGACACCTCACAAAGTATAGCATCAAGGATAGAAGCCAATGACAAATTAGGTGCAACTTTAGAAAAACAAGAAGTAGCCATGAGGGGTGTAGCTAATGCACAAATAGCAGCAGCAGAAGCCGCCCTACTTGCAAACAATACAGACGAAAACCAAATAGCATTAATTGAAGCCAAAAACAATCTGTTAGGGGTTGAAGCTCAAATAGAGGGTTTTAGAAGTGAGCAAAAAATGAACTCTATTGCTTTAGAGAAAGAGCAAATAGATTTAGAGAATAGAAGAGCAGAGGGCTTGTCAAGTTTAGCTCAAAAGAACAAAGAGTTTAATGTAAGTTTAATTGAAGATGACTTAGAAAGGTTACAAGCTCAAAAGGACTTATTAGAGCAAGAAAAAGAACTTGAAGAGCAAAGACTAACAGATAAGATAAACAGCTTTAAGAAAGGCACTCAGTTAAGGTTAGAAGCAGAATTAGAAAGGGCTGCAAAGCTGCAAGAGTTTGAGCAGTCAATAACAACAAAAGAAAATGAGATAAATGCTGAAAGAGATGCAAAAAGAGAAGAAGCGGGGCAAAAAAGAAGAGATAAAGAGAAAGCGGATGCAGATGCAGTAGTAAAAGAGCATGAAAAGAAATGGGCAGCTATAAGAGAAATAGAAAACGCTGCATATTCAACAGCTCAAAACTTTGTTAATCTATTAGGTGAATTAGGAAACGAAAATTTAAAAACTCAAAAGGCACAAGCACTTGTTCAGATAGGGATAGATACAGCCCAAGCAATAAGCGCACTTGTTAAAGCATCACAGCAAAACCAATTAAATGGAGCAACGGGTGGAATAGCAGGAGCGTTGCAGTTTGCAAGTGGGATTGTTCAAATTACAGCTAACATAGCAAAGGCAGTAAACATATTAAAAGCACCAGCACCAAATGTTGGTGGCGGTGGCGGTGGGAATCTCAATCCACCAGATGCAGATGATGCAGCTAACAATACAGCAGCGCAAAGAGATACAAGAGTATTTGTAGTGGAAACAGATATCAGCAGCGCACAACAACGAGTAAATAATTTAAACCAAATAGGAGTAATAGAATAGTTATGAAAATTAAAAAAGAATTAATCGGCAGTAAAATTGTTAAAGGACATTTGACAATCATTTTGGATGACAGCAAAGAATGTTTATCAAGGTGCAAAAAATTGAAGTTAGACGTTTTTGAAAAAGAAGAGAAAAAAGATGTTAAACCTAAATCAGAATCTAAGTAACACAGTTTACTCTTTCTTTACTAATTACACGGGTGTAGCTCCATACACTTTAAGTTTGATTAGTTCGATTGACGCCAATACAAATGAAGACTTTGTATTATCTTTGACACAAGTTGGAGAAAGGGTAAGTTATGCAATCACACCAACATTAATGACTGGAACGTATCACTATAAAATAAAAGATACCAACGGCAAAATAATGGAGCAAGGAGTAGCAGTAATAGAATCATGAACATAGAATTTATAAACGTTTCAGAAAAGCCTATCCAATTAAGGCAAGCTAAGACAGATGATGAGTTTGTCAGCTATACTATTGACGGTATAGAAAACACAAAGCAAAGGATTAACCAATTGGCTTATGAGCTTATAGAACTCTACAATAATAGTTCTAAACATAACGCCATAGTTACGTCTAAAATAAACTACATCACAGGTAACGGATTTGAGAAAGTAGAAGATGCACAAAGTAAGGAATTATTAAGAAGCCCTAACCCTTTTGATACTGGCGAGTTGTTATTGGAAAAAATAACCACAGACTTAGAATTGCAAGGCGGTTATTATTTGCAGTTGGTATTCTCAAAGATAGGCGGCAAGTTGTTAGAGGTGTACCATGTACCATTTGAGAAGATGCAGCCAAATGAAAATGCAAGTAAGTTTAAGTTTATAGATGACCCAAAGAAGCCAAGAGAATACACTATCTATGATGCGTATGACGGCAAAAGACAAGGCACTAAAGTATTATATGTTTCAACTTACAGAGCAGGCAGCGGTGTGTTATGTTTGCCAGAATACTATGCAAGTTTAAGATACATTCAAATTGATAAGGAGATAGCCAACTTTAACTACAATAATATCAAAAGTGGTTTTTCTGCTGGTACAATGATTGTACTATACAATGGAGAGCCAACAGATGAAGAAGAAGCAGCCATTAAAGCCCAACTAAAGAATAACACCACAGGAAGTGATAAGGCTGGAAACACTTGGGTATACTTTGCAAAACAAGGAGATGAAGCACCACAGGTAATACCTTTAAATGGTAATGACTTGGTAGACAAATTTGCACAGCTAAACGAGCAATGCAGAGATGAGATATTCATTGGACATAAAGTTGTAAGTGGCATTCTTTTTGGAGTAAAGACAGAAGGACAATTAGGCGGACGTAATGAAATGTTAGAAGCATACGAGTTGTTTAGCAATGGATATGTAGAGCCAAAACAAAAACTAATTGAAAGTACATTTAATTTAGTAAATAGATTATACGGTGGCACTTCTGTTATAAGAATTAAAAAGAGCAAACCTATTGGAATTGATTATTTAGGACTATTCAGAGAGGGCATCATAACAGATAGGCGCATAGTTCAAAAGGAATTAGGAATAAAGATTGACCAGCCTAAAACACAGCTAAATGAGCAAGGCATCCAGAGGGAAAATGACTGGGTGCAGTTTGAAGAGTTTGGAGAAAGTGCAGAAGAATGGGAAGAAGTCAAAGAAATACCTATATTTTTTAATGAAGACCATATACCAGTAAGTTTTGATGCAGTTGAGGATGACATTTTAAAGACTATTGTAGCAAATCCTTTTATTGATACGGCAACTTTAGCCAACATATTAGGCTATGATGCAGCAGTAACAGCCGAGAAGTTAGGAGAGCTAATTGAAAAAAAGTTAGTAGACCCAGATAGAGGTCTTCAAGTAACAGAACAAGGTAAACTATCAATAGAAAAAAGCCCTAAAAGTGAGTTTTTTGTAAAGTATAAATACGATGGTGTAAGGGATAGCAGAAATAGAGCCTTTTGCGCTCGTTTATTGCAACTAAATAGACTGTACACCAGAGAAGACATAAACACCTTATCACAGCGTTTAGGCTACAATGTATGGATGCGAAGAGGTGGATGGTATCACAACCCTACAACAGATGTAAACACACCATATTGCAGGCATACATGGAAGCAAGTAATCGTTAAAAGAAAATTATAATGGCATATACATATTTAATAACAGAAACAGAATTAAAGCAAGATACAATTATCCAAGATAATGTAGATGGCAAACTATTAGGATGGGCAATGAGAAAGGCTCAAAACGTTTACACAAGGGCTGTATTAGGTTCTGCATTGTACAATGAGATAATAACTCAATTTGCAGCAGAAACGCTAACAACGGCAAACCAAACCCTTTTAGACAGTTACATTAAGCCTATGCAGTTAGCCTACATTCAAAAAGAAGCTACATTCTCATTATGGATTAAGTTTACCAATAGCTCAATAGGCACAAGGTCAGTTGATGACTTGCAGACAAGCGGTCAAGACCAAGTGAATTATGCAGTAAATGAGTTTGAAAGAGAAGCAGAATATTACAAAGATTTATTGATTAAATACATTTGTGATAACATTGCAGACTATCCACTTTATAATTCATCAGACCAAGAAATTAACCCTACTGAAAAGGGCTACACTTCAAGATTTACATTTTTAAACAATGAAAAAAAGCACACTCCTAAAATACCAAAACATCCTAAAAAAATACACTAATGAATCTAAAAAAGGTCATCCAAGAAATAGAGAACGCAGCATCAAACCAAAGTCAGATTCAAAAGATAGTAATAGATGAAAATGCTATCCAAGAATTAGAGAATGATGCAAGCTCAAAATATCCTATGTTTGGAATTGAAATAATGAATACAGATTTGCAACTTTCAGATACTAATGAGAGTGCGGTGTATTATCTTAATTTATTTTCTTTAGATAGTGAACTGCAAGGAAAACAGAATAGAGTGGATTGTCTTAGTGATACTTTGGGTATCTTACATGATGTATTTGCGGAGTTAAAAAGAAACGGTTACTATGAATACAAAACCAATGGACAAGCTACAATAATAACAGAGGTAGCTCCAAGTCATACGGCTGGTTGGATTATGCCTATACAAGTAATAGGAGCGTATACATCAAACACTTGTGATATACCATAACAGTTGGATGAAAAAGCATTAAAACGCTTTTTATCTTTGCGTTATTAATCAATCTTACTCAATATCCAATCCTTATCATTCCAAAACCTTTTAGAAACGGCTTTGCCTTTTTGGTCTTTGTATTGCTCTCTTAGTTCTTCAATAGAAACTTCATCACCTTGTAAGTGATTCCAATAATCATTATAAGCTTTTTTTATAGCAGCAAAGCAGCAAGATACACAAGAGGCATTTACTTTCTCATTATAGACTTCTTCATAAGTGCTAACAAAGTTTTTAAACTCAATAGACCTTGTATTGATAGAGCCATAAGTTGTTTTGGCTATGATAGACCCAGTGCGCTCAAAAGCCTTAAGGTTGAATAGTTGTTTTTTAGTGTAATTCATAAGTATTTAAAAAATAGTTGATAGAGTAAAAAAGAGCTACAAGCTGCAATGACTGCAATAGTAACGGGTTGAATAAATAAGCCTACAAGTAGAATAACCCAAAAGCTCATGCAAGAGCCACAAGATAAAGGCTTAGGTAGATTTGCCTTGTAAGGTCTAAAAGGGGTGAAGTAGTTGTATACAATAAATATCAGTAAAAAAATTGCTATTAATGTTTTCATAATTAGTTACAAAGATACTTATATTTTTGCTTAACTTTTGATTTTATTATCTTGAATACCCTTGTAAGCTCATAAGTGGGTAGTTGGTTTTTAGTTAATTTTTTGATGTCAGTTAGATTGTTTCCTTCTAATAGAAGCTCCATGTATTTCTTAATGTACCAGTCTTTTTCTTCATTGTAGACATCCATTAGGGCTTTAATTCTTAAGTCTTCTTGTTTATTGTCTACACAACTAATATAAACGTCTTCTTTGTAGATTAGTTCAACTTGTTTTTTTGGCTCATACCTTAGCTCACTATTTGGCAGCATTAAAGCGTTAATTAATCCTACACACTTTGACTTGATATTGCCTTCAAAATAGTCACTTGGTTTTTCGCAAAGTTTAAAAAGAAAAAAATCGTATAGTTCCTTCCACATATAAGGTGCTATTTTCTTGCAATAGTTTTGATAAAACAAATCTTTGGCAATATCTGTAAGACGTTCTTTTTTGATTTAGCAAATTTAATAAAAATAATTGAGATTTACGTTAATAGGTAAAGTGGACATTCATCCTACATACAGAATTACTATAAACGAAGAGGACGAAGGAGTGGACTTTATCTCATTTGTGGATAATCCAGCTATCCAAAGAAATTTTGTAGCCTTTAGTGAACACAAAAAAGTCTATTTTAATGAAGAATTAAGGATTATAACTACTCCAGTATTAATACCAGAGCAGAAAATCTACAGAAATGATAACGGCAAAGAGTTCTTTTTAGTAGCTTTAAAAGAAGATGTAGAGAAGATTTACAGCAAGTTTGTAAAGGACGGTAACTTCAACAAGCTCAATATAATGCACACTAAGGGTACTGAATTAAAAGATACAGATGCTCATTTAATCGAGGTGTTTTTAAGTGATAAAAGGCGTGGAATACAAGCTCCAACATCATTTAGCGACCTTCCAGATATGACTTGGTATGTATCTTATAAGATTACTTCGGATGCTCTTTGGAATGACATTAAAGAAGGTAAATTCAGAGGTGTAAGTTTAGAAGGAAACTTAGGAATTTTAGACTTCGATGAAAGTAGTGAGATTGAGCAACTTTTTAACGAATTAGAAAATATTTTAAAAAATGGATAAGAAAACAATAGCAGCGAGCTTAAAAAAACTAATTAAGTTAGCAACAGATGAACCTACACCAGAGGTAGAAGTTCAAGCAATGGAAGAAGCCATCTTAACAGATGGCACTATCGTAAAGTATGAGATTTTAGAAGTAGGGCAAGCCCTTACAGTTGTAACAAGTGAAGGTGAAATGCCAGCACCAGATGCAGTACATGAAATTGAGAACGGTACTTTAGTAACAACTGTTGACGGTGTAATTACTGAAATAGTAGAAGGCGCTCCAGTTGTAGAAGAAGACGAAGAAATGGCAGAATTCAAAGACATGATGGACTCTTTAGGATTGACTTTCAAAGAAATTAGAGAAAGCAACGCAAAATTAAAAGAAGAGAACGAAGCACTTAAGGCAGAGTTTGCAGAGGTGAAAGAAGGCAACGCAAAAATCATTGCA